CATCTGGCACCGCATCCACAATGAGAGGGTCACCTGCAATCCCGAGAGTCAAGGCCGACACCGAGATCACTCTCAAATTGAGGTCGTTGTTGGCTGCCGTAGAGTGACCGGTCAACCTGACAACATCCCCAACTCGAACTCCCTCTGCCTGCCAATCACCTGCCGCAGCTACGATTGAACCAATCGTAGTCGTGATAGAGGTCATCTCAACCTCAGTGATGGCGACAGGGACTGTAAAAAGGAACTAGGTGCGTAACAGTGGGGGTGCAGGACCATTTAGGAGTGGGATAATGACGGAAGAGAAGAAGGAGGAAGTGGTCGAGGAAGAGGGACCAGGAGGTTTCGATCTGGAAGATGCTATCCCGGTGGAGAAGCTGGAAGACAAGGGGATAGATGTTCAGCTCTTGGACTTGAACGGAGAGTGGATGACCTTCAAAGGGGAAAATGGAGACATGAACAACGTCTCCATGAAGATTGTAGGCACCTACTCTCAAAGGTACCGTAGAGCACAAGAGACCCAGACGACCAAGACGCTGAGGAAGCGTTCTTCTGCTAACTTGGGGAGAGACCTCGGAGAGAGAAGGGTCGAGTTGGTGGCTTCCTGTGTCCTCAGTTGGGAAGGGTTCTTCCATAAGGGTACTCCGATCACCTTTGGACGAAACAATGTGATGAAGGTGTTGGAGCATGCCCCGTGGATTCGAGAGCAGTTGGAAAACGCGATGGAGAACCACGAGGCTTTTTTGAAGGGGAACTCGAGCAACTGATCGCGAAGGCAATATTTGAATTCTCTTTGGGTAGGACCTCAACAATTGGAGGGGCGTCTGAAGAAGCTCAGATCGCACATCTTATTGAGAAAGGGGTCCTACCAGAAGAGGATTACATCTCGCCCGATGTTCCCCAAGGCCTAGAGTATTTGTGGGAAGGATTCAAGGAACTGACTGCGACCAGACAGTCTGGAATGGCTGGGATGGAGGCGCTACAGTACTTTGAAATAGATGCTTTCTTGAGGTTAACGGATAGGATCTGGTCACCTCATGATGTGAGAGCAATAGTGAAGATGGATATGGAAGTTCGAGTGGCGATTCAAGAGAAGGCGAAGAAGGGGAAGAAGTGACGTGGATGTAGCAACCCTAGGACTGAAGCTTGATAACCGAGGGTTTCTTACCGGTGTAAAGCAGGCAGAAACTAGTCTGGGTCGTCTCTCGAAGGCCGAGAACAAGGTCCAGAGAGACACCCTGGATATGGGGAGAGCTTTTGGGAAGATATCAGGTGTCTTAGGAGCATTTGGAATTGCGATTGGGGCTGTGGGTCTGCTTCGAGGATTGATTAATATCAATAGGGAGTTCGAGCGGCTGCAAGCTCAGCTTCAAACGACTGAGGGATCTGCATTCGGAGCCAGAAAAGCTTTTGATAGGCTGGAAGAGTTCGCGATCGAGACTCCTTTCGAGCTTGATGGATTGACCGCGGCGTTCGTTAACCTACGGGTGAGAGGTGCTGATCCTACCAATGAGAACCTCCGTGCGTTGGGTGACATTGCGTCCTCGTTCAGTAGGGATATCACCGAAGTAGCCAATGCAGTTTCCTCGGCTACTGCCGGTATGTCAAGACCCTTGAGAGGATTCGGGTTTGATGCTCAGGTGACGGGGGATACGGTTAAGCTTTCGTTTGGAGGAATGACGAAGGTGATAGGGAGAAGTTCTCAAGAGATCATAGAGGCGATGGGAGAGCTGACCAAGGGTAAGTTGGCTGGCGCGATGGCTCGTGAGATGCAGACTGTTAACGGTATTGTCTCCAACTTTGCTGACAATGTAGGTAGGTTAGCTAGAAAGATTGGTGGAGGTGGTGGACTTAACGCTGAAATCTTCGCAATTACTCAGAAGGCGGAAGCACTTGTAGGAGCGATGGCGGATAATTCCACAGCGATTCTACAATTCACTAATATTGCCATCAAGGCGGCGAAGGCGTTAGCCGCTCCTTTCATTGCAATATTTAGGTTACTCTTCAATTTGGGACAGCAAGTTGGAGAAGTGGCTAATGTGATTGGAGCTGTGCTGACTGGTGATTTCGCAAAGGCGGGTGAGGCTTCGAGAAGAATTGAAGGTAACTGGCGAGATATGTCGGATGCGATCATAGATAATAGCACAGCTTGGGCTGAGCTAGTGATCGCTATTACGGACGTTCCTCCAGCAATTCGTGAGGTAATAGATGCTCAGAGGGATCAAGAGGATGTAGGATCTGGAATTGTAGAGTTGACGGACGCGGAGAGAAAGAGGATTGAGACGTCTGCTCAGTTGTTAGCTGCTCTTACAATTAGATTAGACGCTGAGCAGAGATTGAATGAAGCACAGATGCAGGGTGTGGATGCGTTGGTTGCGGTTGAGGCTGCTTTGGAGCGAGAGAATGCTCTCAGAGAAGCTGGGGCGAAGGCAGTTGATGATGAGAAAGATGCGATACTGGAATTGGTAAATAACATTCAGGATCTGGTTGAAGCGAGGGAGCTGGAGGCGAAATCGCAGGAAGCAAAACGGGATGTAGAGGATCTACGAAGGGAAGTGGAGGAACAGCGTAGATTGGTGGCTGTTCTGGGTCAGGGTGCTGACGCCTCAAAGAGGGTTCAGCAAGAGATAGCAAGAGAGAATGCTCTAAGAGAAGCGTTAGCGAATACGACAGAGGAATATAAAGACGAGGTGAGGGAACTCATAAATGAATTGTTTGATTTGTCTGATGCTCAAGATGAGGTAGCTAAGGCAACGTCAAAGCTGACGCCGATCTTCGAGAATGCTGCTCGGGGGATGCAGTCTGCGTTGTCCACAGGATTCGAAAGTATCTTTGAGGATGGGCTTGAAGGTTTTGAGGACTTTGCTGATGGCATTCTAGGTATATTCACTCAATTAGCCTCTGAAATTGCTGGTGCCATGGCAGCGGATGCTTTGGGGCTTGAGGATATCCTTGCATCTATCCAGAGTGGTGAGGGACTTGCTCTTACTGGGACCCAACAGATTATTGTGGGGGCTGGTCTTGGGGCGGTTGGGGGAGGATTGGTAGCAGGAGCTACTGGAGGAAATGAACGAGGAGGGCAGATCGGGGGAGCCATTGGTGCCGGGATAGGTACTGCGTTTGGTGGTCCGATTGGAGGCTTCGTAGGGGGAGCGATTGGAGGCTTCGTAGGCGGTCTTTTCGGAGAGAGTAAAGAGGAGAAGGCTCAGAAAGAATTCTCTGCTACGATAGATGATTACATTGAGGCAATGAGGAGACCTGTAGGCGTAGGTGCAGCTGTTGTAGCTGACCTCAATCAGACGTTCCAGGATTTCGCAGATGTGTTTGAAATAGATGATTTTGATGAGATCGTCAGGGTCCAATCAGGTACGAATGTTGAGGATCTGACTCCTGCAAATTTCCTTCGTGAAATGGAACAGGTGGGTCAGGCGTTCGAGAGGAATGAGGAAAAAGCGGCAGCATTCGCTCAGGTGATGGAGCTTGCAGAACTAGCTCTAGAACAGTTGGCGGCGGCACAGTTAGAGCAAACGAAAGATTTCCAGGCTGATCTGGCATCGAGAGAAGCTGCAGCGGGGGGTGACGAGCTAGGAGCTGTGACAGCTCGACTTGTGAGGGAGCAGGAAAAAGAGTTGAAGGCAGCAGTAGAATTGGCAGATCAGGGGATTATTACTCAGGATGAGTTGTCGAGGTTGGCGCAAGTCTTGGATAATGAGCTTGCTGCAGCTATCATGGGTGTAGAAGGATCGGTTTCACAGTTTGCTAAAGTAGCCGCGCAGGTTGTCATAGACCTACAGGGCTTTTTGGATGGCTTGTTGCTTGGATCGAACTCACTTCTTTCCCCAATTCAGAAGTTGAACGAAGCAAGAAGTCAGTTTGAAGCTGTTCGGGAGAGGGCTGAGGCGGGTGATGTTGATGCTGCGAGACAATTGCCTCAAGTGGCTCAACAGTTGTTGGATATCTCAAGGTCAGTTAACGCTTCGGGTGAAGGGTTTGTTCAGGACTTCAATGCGGTTCAGGATGCTGTCACTGAGACTCAAGCTGGATTTGAGAGTGAGGCATCACAAGAGACGCAGATGATTGAGCTCCAGCAGAGTAGTGTGGCCAATTTGGAGGCGATTAGGGCAGAGGCGGCAGAAGCTGCTAGAATTGCTGCGCTAGGGACCATTGATATAACAGCGCATCTTAATACTATGAGTAACAGGATGTTGACCATGGTTGAAGAGCTCAAGAGGAGTCGAGAGGTGACTCGTTAATGTCACATCCGGTTCTCGCAAGGTTTCATTCGTTTGATCAATGGGCGTTTAACATAGCTGGTGGATTCTTCGATCTTTTCAATGATGATCTGCAGGCGTGGTTGACGGATGAAACTCCTGACGAAGAGAACCATAGGGGGCACGATCCAGCAGTCCCTCCTTTAGTTAATCTAGAGCAAATTGGCTTTGGGTTCGGGTACTCCGGTCCTATTAGTATTCAGTCGAGTACTTCTGTGCCATCAGGAAACCTCTTTGAGTTATCTGGGGAGCCCATTCTTATTGTGGCCACGGGTGGAAACATAGGCCCTTTCAGATATGTGGTTTTGGAGAACGCTGATCGTGTTGTTGGAGGAGCCCCTATAGTGATATCATATTGGGATTTTGGCCAGACAATAGCCATTTTTAATGGCGGATCGTTTGAGATCCTTTGGGAAGGGATACAGGGGACTGGTAGAGTATTGCAAATAACCACATGATGATTCTCTGATGGCCCACACTTCTGTTATATTCCAACCGTTTGATAGACTTGTAACGGACTTGGCTACGGGTCCGCAGAATTTTGCGAACGATGACATATCCGTCTATTTGACGAATGTGACTCCTGATAAAGTTAACGACCTGGTAAAAGCAGATCTTGCTGAGATCGCAATTGGGAATGGGTATGCTGGACCTGTTGACCTAAGTGTTACTTTTTCAAGGATACGTAAGATAAATACGTATTTTGGAGAATCTTTCTTACTCTCTGCAACGCCTGGAGATATAGCTGAGTGGAGGTATGTTGTTCTGTACAATGTGACGATAGGTCCTTTGATAGGTTTTTGGGACCATGGGATAGCTGTGAATATTACGAATGGGAATACTCATGAAATTCTGTTTAATTCAGCTCCTGTAGGAGTGCCGGGAACCATATTCACGATATTGGCTTTTGATTCGATATGAGCATAATTACATCTCAAAGTCAGCAGCGTCCAGATGGGCGGAGACCTTGTTGTAAGATTCCACAGAATCTTACTAGAATGCCTACAGGAGACAAAGCCTACCACTTGTATATTTGTAGGGTTTGCGATGCACAACACACGAAGATGTTTTTGGATTATGGAAAGATGAGGATTAGCGGCTAATGGGTCTTACGTTTCAACAAGAGGATACTGCAACGACAAGTGGGCAACAAACTGCTTGTGATTCTAGGGGAGATGGAGTTTCAGGAAATGCTCAAGATTATCTAGCTGTGGATGGTGGGACCCCAGGTGTTGGGATTGACATTATGGGGAATGTGCTGGCATTCAGCGACCAGATCTGCTTGATGTTCGAGTTGGAGATTACGTCATTCACGAATTGGTTGTCTGGGATCTGGACGGTACCTATTAATGTGATAGTTGGGAATGGTCAGTTAAAGTGGGAGGCACTGCAGGTTTGCCGCTTGGATGCAGGAGGCTCGAATATAGAGCAGTTGGGAATCCATGATTTTGGAGGAACTCCTGTTTTGATGTTCTCAGGTATCCAGTTCGCCCAAGTGACTTGTATTAATGTGCCTGCGCCAGGTGCAGGAGATAGTATCTTCATTCTATGTAATTTCTCCTCAACCGGGCTATCTGCTGATACCGTTACAATGACCCCAGATCAGATAATCACAACACCCTTTTCAGAATCAGGAATCACTGAATGTACTCCTGGTCAGTTCGTAGTTGGAGGTTTCGATAATGAGATGAATCTCACCCCGAAAGAAAGGCCAATAAGGCCTGAGAATCCTCTTGATATTTTGGTGCCCTAGATGCCTCACGGACCAGTTATTTGGCTGGTGGTGATGGAGGTTTTTGATACGGTTTCAGGGGTGGAGCAGACCCTCTACTTCTCTAATGATGCAATTACATCTGGTCCTGCAGCTTCTCCTCCGAATCAGTTCTTTGATCCCCGTATAGTGACACCATGTAAGATTAGAAGGAGTATGTTTGCTCCTGGTACGACCTTTGGCCCTAGTCAGGTAGGTTTTGGAGATCTAGTTCTGGCCAATGATGACGGGGGACTGGACTTTCTGAATGATTTCAGCTTTGACGGGTATAGAATCACTCAGTACCGAGGAGTGAGGGGTGGGGGAGGCAAGTTTATCAAGGTGCTATCAGCCATCATGGATCAAACTGTGATGACTCGTGATGAATTTACCGTTAAGTTGAAGGATAGGCAAACTCAGGTTGAGGTAGCATTTCAGCCCGAGAAATATACAGGTGGAAATATACTGCCTGATGGATTGGAGGGTGTAGCAGATTTGGTGGGGAAGCCTAAGCCGATCCTTTATGGAAGGGTGAGGAACATAGCGCCCCCAGCTGTCAACACCCAGAAGTTGATTTATCAAATTAGCGACGGTCCTATTGACTCAATTCAGGCCGTCTATGATTCGGGTATCGACTTGTCAAAGTCCCCCCGACTCTGGATCCAGGAGTCGACACCGATCTCAGCGCAGATTAAAGCCATCGCTTTTGGCCAGGGTAGTGCGTTCGCTTCTACTGCGAAGTTTGTAGCGGTTGGTTTTGGTGGAGAAATCATAACCTCTGAGGATGGTGTGTCTTGGACGTCACGAGCGAATCCATTCGAGGTGACTGGGCCTAATATCATCGCTGATAATATTAATTGGGTGCATTTCAGTGAGACTCAGGGGAGATGGTGTGCGGTTGGGGATGGAATTGGAGCTTTTCCTGTTGGAGGAATAGCTACTAGTGACGATGGGATTACCTGGACTCAGCGGACGAGTCCTTTTGCGGCGGGGACGGGGATTTTTAGTGTGGTCTATGCGAATACGCTTACGTCAGGTCCAATATGGATAATTGGGGCAACTTCGGGTCAAATAGCAACTTCTCCCGATGCAGAAAATTGGACAATCAGAGATACTGACGTAACCTCTTCTGCTGTTACTTCTATTATCTTTGGGAGGGGCTTGTTTATAAAGGTTCTTGCTTCGATAAATGAGCAGAAGCTTCAATCTAGTCCGGATGGGATTACTTGGACTAATAGGAATGCGGGTGTGGGTCCGGAGATATTCCTGACAAGGGGATTCTTTGGCAAGGGTGGCTTTCTTGTGGGTGGGAGGGATCTTTCAACAGAGGGGAGTCCCGATACTCTCATGTCATCTTTTTCTCAGGATGGCATCGCTTGGACCCCTTTGGATCAAGCTCAAGGAACTATAATTAGAGACATCTCTTACAGTGAGGCCCTTGGTAAATGGTTGATAACTGGTGAGAACGAAATCAGTGGAGTGACCAGCCAGATTCTATCTTCTTCAAATGCAGCACCTCCTTATGAAGTAAATGACCCTTTGTTCTTTACGGACATCGCTCTTGCGATAGGAGTAAGTCCTGATATTACTGTTGCTGGAGGTGAGTCGGGTAAGATGGCGAGGATTGTGGCAGCGGCTGAGCTTCCTTATACGACTGTAGAGGAGTTGTTGGATGACGGTCTTGCTCCTTCTCCTGGAACTTATCGGGCCTTCTTGGATGGGGGCTACTTTAGGTTAGGGAATCCTCCGTTTGGACTAATCACAGTGGATTGTACTGAGGGAGCCGCTGTTGAGAACAGGACAGCGGGCGTCCTATATAAGAATGTGATCTTGCAGTCTGACTTGATTTTGGAGGACATCCGACAGGAGGATTTGTTAGTTCTTGATTCAATAGTTCCTGATGAGATGGGTTTCTGGTCAGGGACTAATGAGATACTGTCATCTTTGATCCTAAATCAGATTGCAGAAAGTGCTGGAGCTTGGTGGGGGGTCAGTGCTTTGGGGTTCTTTAGAATCCAAGTGTTGCAGAACCCGAGTATAATCCCGCTCTTGAGATTCTTTCAGCCTGAAGATATGGTTGTATTCCTCAGGAGATCGTTAATTCAAGATGAAGGGAGAGGGATTCCTCCGTTTAGAACCATTGTCAGGTATAGAAGGAACTACACTTTGCAGACGACATCTCTTGCTTTGGGTGTCACTGATGCGAGAAGAGCTGATCTGGGGAAGCAGTTTGATGATGAGACCGTCATCAATTCCAATATTCAGATAGACCACCTGTTGTCTAGGGAGCAGACTTTTACCTCATTGGTCTTCAATCAGGCTGATGCAGCAGCTTTGGCTTTTAGGTTCCAGATTCTACGTGGAGAGAAGAGGAATCCTTTTGAGTTCTCAGTGCCTTATGAAGGAAATGAACCACTGGATATAGGGATTGGGGTTGAGATCATCCACGATCGCTTTGGATTGGAGAATGGGTTGAGGACGGTCATAATAGGTTATGATCCTCTGCCAGAGGACGATACAATTAAATTGACTGTGTGGGGATAGTATGTCAAATCTACTGTTAGCTTTTCCGAATCTTGCAGATGACGCGGCGCTGTCGAATGGGAGGTATGTGTCTAGACTTCCTAGATCGAATATCCAAGATGACAGAATCCATAAGGTGGCCAGATCTTTGACCGCTGAGTTGGCTGATACGGTGATGGATGCTGATCTTGGGACTTCCCGAGTTATAAGGGTTGTTTCAATCTTCCACTATTGGGGTTAATCGGGAACCGACCCGCTAAGATCTTCCCCTGAGAGGTATTCTTATTCTCGAAATCAAAGAAGAATGTTC